TGACCCTACAACCAAAAGGGGTATATCTCCGTTAAAATCTTGTTTTGGTATGTGTCAAATTGAGGAAGAATTGACTAATACCGCCTTTGACATTCAAAAACTTAGTGCAAATCCTCCAAGTTGGGGAAGTGATGATTTATTTGATGAAAACAACACTGAAGCTGACGGAACTATAGCACTTTCTCCAGGAAAGATTGTAAAATACAAATCTGATTACTCAGGAAACTTCCCACAAGCGATTTCAATCAGTGCTACTGGTATTTCTGATTTGTTAGGCTTATTAGACCAAAAGATAAGTGATATTTCTTCTGTATCTTCTGTGATGTATGGCAACATTGAGGACAGCAAGAGAACCGCAACAGAATTAAGCCTTGCAGACAAAGGCTCTTCATCACAAATAGGTAAAGAATTGGATATTATTAACCAAGATTTCACTATTCCTATGATTAAGAACGTTGCTGAACTTCTTGCAATGTTCAAAAACGGTGTTGACTTTGTTTATGCGCAAGAAAAAGGGCGAAACGTAGAATATAAAATTACCAACGAAATTAGACAGGCTGAATATAACTATATTTACGAAGATAGAAACGCAATAAACGACAGAAAAAGCAAATTTCAAGAGTTATACCAACTATTTCAAGGGCTTGCTCAAATGCCTGAAACCAATCAAATGATAAATTGGAAAGAAGTTGCTACAACTGCGGTTGAGATGATAGGCTTTGATAATACCGACAAATTTTTCAATCAAGATACCCCAGCTCAACAGTTCACTAACGGTTTGAAACAGTTACCGCAACAGGTTCAAGAGCAATTAGTGCCGATATTATCCCAACAGGCTCAACAGTTCGCACAGCAACAGCAAATGCAACAGCAACAACAACAAATGCAACAACAAGCTAATAATCAAGTTCAAATGGATATGTACAGACAGCAAGCAAGACAACAAGCACAAGGTGAAATGTTAGGTGGTGTAAATGGCTGATTATATGTTGACTGGCGGAGTGAGTTATGATGAACCGCAAGAGGGGAAAATAAAAAATTTAGCAAGGTATTTACTTCCTGAAAAAATGGAGAATTGGCTATTAGGCTCAAAGGCTGATGAGGAGTTTTTGAATAAATACGCAGACGGTAGCTTACCAACTTATGAAGAAATCCAAGAGAATGCCAAAAATGGTACATATACACCCGAAGATGTGAAGTTGTACACAGGGTTAAGAAACCGATATGACAACTTATCGGCAGATAAAGAGTATAGAGATGTTAGAAATAAGAATATCGAACAAGGTGCGTGGGATATTGGCAGTTCTTTTATTCCAGTAGGTGCTGGAGCTACAGCGACAAAATTAGGAGTAAACATATTAAAGCCTTATTTAGGCAAGAAACTGGGTTCAATGGTTGCACAAGGAGCTATAGGCGGAGCGATTGGTGGCGGTGTACACGGCTTAGGTACAGGTTTTATACAAGATGATGTCAATCCTCTTCAACAAATGGCAACAGAAGCCACTTTAGGCGGTTTGGTTGGCGGTGGTTTAGGTTATGGTTTAGGAAGAAGTGCGAAATTTTTAAAAGGTCGTAAAATCGCCAACAATCCAGAAGCACAAGCTCAATATTTTGATAACTATGTTAATGGTTTAAGCAACAATTCGAAACTAGGAGAACTTAGCAGACAATCTAAAGAAATGAACGACTTTAGGCGGTTAAGTCAAGGTGCAGACAATAGTGGTAGTGCTGGATTGTTAGATAGTTCAAATCCTAAACACATTGAACAATTTAAGATTATCAAAAATACTAACCCTGCACCTGATGATTATCATACTTGGATTCGAAGTGCAGATGATATATACGATTTTGAAGATACTTTAAAACAGGATGATTGGGCTGAGTATTGGCAAGACGGAATAAATCCTGATTATACAGGGGATATGATAAATAAAGCATTAAAAGATAAGAAAATTACTGTTTTTAGTAGTTACCCTATTGCTACAGGTGAATTTGTAACACCATCTCGACTAGAAGCATTATCTTATTCAGGCAACGGTAAAGTATATTCTAAAGAAGTACCTTTGTCTGATGTTGCTTGGATAGACCCTACACAAGGACAATATGCACCATCTAAATTGTCAAATTTATACGATAAAATTGTTAGCGAACCGTTGAAATATACAGGAGGAAAATTTAAATATGACGATTTCAAATATAAGCAAAATGAATTACCAAGAAGCAATAAAAATCGTTAGTTTGTAGAAACAATTAAAGATGAGGACATACCAACCGAATTAAAGAAAATTTTAAAACAAGAAGAAAAGAAAAATACAATTTCATATGCAACAAAAGACGGTTATATTTATTCAAGTAAGTACAATGGAGAATATACAAGAGGAGCTGTTGAAAATGCCATTTACAAATATAATGAAAAATACAATGATAAAGTGGTTAAAGATTATGTAAATTCTGATTTAGTTCAAAATTTTCACAAGAATAAAAATTTACAGTTTAACACAGAAACAGAAGCTCCAATTATAAGCGAAAAACAGTTTTATAAATCCCCGACTCATAATGGTCGTCAAAGTAGTGCGTACTCTGTTGTGTTAGATAAAAATGGGAATGTCTATTATAAAAGAACAAGTAATCATTGGGGGGATTTTTTTACTAACACATATGATACAGATATTTTAAGAGCTAACAAACAAGCTTTTGAGGCTTTTAAAAAGGCTAATCCTAACTTGACAGAAAACGACTTTTTACAAAGTTTAGGGTATGATACATCTGATATTTATGGTCGTATTGACATTAATAAGCATTCGTGGGATTTACTAGGTGGAGATGTAAATAAAAAAACCTCACAAACTGGCTATATTAAAATCGGGAATATTAACAAAAACATTTCGAAGAGGGATTAGATATTGCCCGATTTTACAGTTGCTATGCTGGTTTTATGGAAATAGAAAACCTTATTAGGCTTAGGAATTATATTGTAACCACCGAAGGAAGTTTATTATTAGACTTCCTGTCGGATTACATCACTGAAAACTCTTGCAAAGCACGTGAAGCAAGCGAAATTAAGGGTATGTGCGAATTATTGCACCAAATAAAGACTATCCCTAGTAAGGTTGAACAATTAAGGAGAAAGTAAACCAATGGCAGAAGAAACAACAATTTCAACACCCGTTGATAGCAGTGCCGTAGATACTTCTTCAAACGTTGAACCTGAAACAACCACAACAGAAGTTGCGACAGACACTTCAACAGAAGAACCTACAACCGCAGACACAACGGCTGAAACAGAAACGCAAACAGCAGACACTCAACCTGAAACACTGTACGCGGGGAAGTACAAAAGTATTGAGGAATTAGAAAAAGGCTACAAAGAAGCTGAAAAATCCTTTACAAGGGCTAATGAGTTAGAGAAAAAGTACAATGAGCTTATCCAAAAACAACAAACGGAAGCTCAACAAGTGCAAGCTCAAAAACTCCAACAAGCACAGGCAAGAGGATTTAACAGTGTAGAACAGCAAAATATTCAGAAAATGCACGTCAAGCCTTACTCAACTATTACAACACTGCAAATACTGCTTATTTAGAGGAAGCTAAGAGATATTTTTCAAGCAACTTTATCGAAAATGTAGCAGTAGCAAAACAAAACCTAACTAATCAACTAAATAGAGAGCTTTCTAACAAACGTTATCAACAGAGCGACAAGCAAGCCCAAGAATTAGCAACGGTTTTAAAGGCTGATTATGCCGACTTTTTAGCAGATGTGAACGCCAATGAAGGAAAATCACAAGCACTAAAGGCTTTCTGTGATGTCGGTTCTATCAACTCAAAAGAAGATATGCAGATTTTTCAGGATATTTACTCAAAGATTGCAAACTATGAAAGAACACAAGCTATCAAAGAGTATGAAGCTCAAAAAGCCATTGATAAAACAAAGCAAGCAAGTCAAATTAGCACAAATCCTTCCGATTTCGTGCTTGGAGATACTGTGCCAACTTATGCAGAAATTGCAAAAATGACACAAAAACAATTTGATGAAGCTTGTAGAAAATTCGGTGAAGACAAAATTATTTTAGCAAAATAGGAGAATTGAATTATGGCAATGACATCAAACGTATTTAAACCCGAGCTATGGTCTAAGTTATTACTTAGAGATATTATGGATGGCGGTGTAATGTTAGATTGTGTGAACCGCAACTATGAAGGCGAAATCAAATCACAAGGTGATACAGTTCACATTCAAAAAGTAGGCGATATCAAAGTTAATACCCATGACGATAGCACTGATATGACTTATCAAGACATCGCTGGCACAACTATTCCTTTGGTTATCGACCAAGCAAAAGATTTCGCTTTCTTAGTGTCTGATATAGACAAAGTTCAATCAAATGTAGAGCTTATGAAACAATACACTAACAAAGCAAAGAAAAATATCGTTCTTGTAAAAGACGCTTATTTGCACGCTTTGGGTGTTGCTGGTGTTGACTCTAAAAACCAAATGGGTACTGTAGCTATTACAGCTTCCAACGTTTACGGCACATTAGTAGATATGTTTACTAAACTTGCAGAAGCTAATGCTATTGACGCAGACGGAAAAGGCGAAGACGGTAAAGCACCATTCTTGGTAGTTCCTCCAGCAGTTTTAGCAGTTATCAAAAAATCTGAAGAAGCTAAACACGCAACAACATTAGGCGACCAAACTATTCGTAAAGGTGCTATTATGAACTATGCTGGTTTTGATATCAAACAATCAACCAACGTTAAAGACGATAGCGGATTTAAAATCCTTGCTGGTACTACAGAAGGTATCACTTATGCAGAACAAATCACTAAAGTTGAAAGTCTTAAAGACGTTGCACGCTTTGGCGATTATGTTAGAGGATTGTACTTGTACGGTGCTAAAGTTGCTCAACCAACTTGCTTGGCTTCCGCTACATTTACAGTTGCTTAATTGTAGAACAAAGGGTATGGGTGAAAGCTCATGCCCTTTTTGTACTTTTGTACAATAAAAAGAAAAGAGGTTTTTTATTATGGCAACAGCAAAAAAAACAAACAAAATTGAAACAAAGGTTACAGAGGTTAAAACTCCAACTACAGAAGATAAAATCCTTGGTAATCCTATTGTTGAAGAAGTTAAAACTATCAAACATTATGAAGATGAAACAGTAAAATACAAAATCACTAATTTACAGGTAGCTAACAAGCCTATTGTGGTTACTGGCGATGTTGTTGAAGCATTTATAGGTTGTAAGAATTTAGAAGCACGTAAGGCTTTAAGAGAGGGTGCTACTAAAGTTATTACACGTGATTTAAACGGTGCAGATATGTACAAGATTGAGGTTAGGAAATAATGACTATTACGGCTCAAAGATTATTAACAGAATTAGGCAAGAGAGCTTGGAGCGGTTTTAATGCTGATGATATGGAGTTTGATAACGAAGATAGTTTACAAGCTCAAACAGAGCTTAATTTCGCTGTCAGATACCTTATAAACTTGCAAGACTTCCCGTTTCGTAGCAAAGAATGGGAGCTTAATGCAGATAATGGCACAGAAACTTATTCAATGCCTGAGGGTCAAATAACTAACATCTACAGTGCTGATACGTTGGAGAGTTTAGAGTTTATAGGTGATAATTCTGATTATGACAAAGAGCTAACTGGAGAGCCTACAGGTTACTGGGTTGAGTATAGCAACCCTAAACAAAAAATAAGATTATATCCTATCCCAGATGATAGTTATGTTTATAACGTTGTTTATAACCAATACAAGCCTATTATCGACAAGGCTGGGAAATTGAAAAAGTTTGAATTTGAGAATGCAGAGGATTTTATAAATATGCCTTCAAATTTAGAATATCTGTTTATGGATTGCCTTATTTTGCGTGCAATGATAACCAATAATAAAGATGAACAAGACGAAAACTATGCACCAATGATAGCAGAGTTTAATGAAGCGTGGAAAGTATTCAAAAGAGCTTGTAAGCCTGCAAAATTAGATGTAAGGGTGGTATGGTAATGGCTACAGCAGTTGAACCTTTAATCGTTGAACAATTCAAAGGCATAAGAGAGTACAACGGCATAAATTCAGGCGGTGTACTTTCTGCTATAACTTGCGAAAATGTTGAACTAGTAAGCACAGAAATAGGTTCAAACACTGGTATCAAGACAATGAAAGGTAATACCGTAATTCATTCATTACCCGAAGGTTATTCAATCAAAGGAATTTTCAACTCTAATCAAGAAGGTATAGATTATACTTTTATTTATGGAGAAAATGACGAAAAAGGGGTGTTATTCTATATAAACCTTGCAGATAAGCCAGAAATTCTTGTAGATAATTTGTCAAAAACTGGAAACTGCAATGGATTAACAATGACATCAAGTGCTTATGATGTTTTTGTGTTCACTAACGGAGTGGAAGCAAAGACGGTCTGTTTCACTGCTGACAGTGCTTATGGAGATACAATACAGACAATAGAAGCAAAAGATTATCAGGGTAGAGAGGTACACTGGCTATCTATGACTGCGTGGAATGGTTTCTTGGTTGTTGCAAGTGAATATGGAGTCCATTCTTCACACCAAAACGATATTTACACGTGGAACGAAAACCCTCAAGATATTGCAGACGCTTGGTATATTGATTTTTCTAAAAAAGTTACTGCAGTATTTGCATTTACTGGTGGATTATACATATTTACTGATGATGATTGTTCGTTATTAACTGCAACTCCGAACGATACAACAAATTCATCAATGACGACATCAGCAGGTATAGGTTGTTTCTCTTATCAATCAATAGTTAAGCACGACATCTATTTATTTTTCTATGATAACAATCAAAAAAATATTTACTATCTATCAGCTACAGATACAACTGGTCAAGTAAAGCCTAATGGCCCAGTTGCAAAAGAAATTCAATCATTTTTCAGTAGAATAGAAACGTTTAGAATGTATTCTTGCATATATTCAACACGCAATGAGATATGGTGTTTAGTTAATGATAGTGTGCTTATTTACGATTACACTCAGCAAGAGTGGACACAAAGAAACGAACAAGCAATATGTACTTTGGTTTTGTCTGATAACACGGTAATCACTGGGGGAGATAGTGGGGATGTGTTCGTTGAGAATGCGAACAATGATTTTGCGGGGCAGTTCTTCCCCAGTGTTTATCAGACAACATACGTAAACTTAGGCTCAAATTCTAACCTTAAGAAACAAAAAACACCGTTATTATTGACACTTAACGGCAATTACACAAATGATTTTTATGTGCAATTAACCATAAATGGTAAAGAGAAAAACCCAAAACACGTTCAATTAAAAGAAAACGTAACGGCAAGATTTGCACCTGAAGATGATGATGTGGAAGCAAACGATACAGAACGTTTTGACAGTGCATACTTCACTTTAGAGAAATCTTACAACAAAACCGTTGTGGAAATCTCTACACCGCAAACTTGGTATTCCATAAGTGTGAAACTGTACACAGAGGAATTAGGACAAGGTTTTTATATCCAGTCTTTGGAACTCAAAAACATTAAGGTTAAAACTAAGACAAAAGGTAGATAAATTAAAAGAATGGAGTTTTACCGATTTTTGAATAATAGGCAATAGTGCAAAATATAGGAATTGCAGTATATGCTAAATATGCCAATCCTAATAAACCGAAAAAAAACATAAACTTATGCAACATAATCTTACTGATTTTTTGTTCAGTATATAAAAAACAAATTACAAACAATATAAACAAAATTGTAACCATACAATAATTATAACAAAATTAGAAGGAAAAATCAATGAGTTTTGAAAACTTTATAGAAAAACAAAAACAATCACAAGCATATAAAGATTATGAACAAATTGTCGGAGATTTAAATAAGTTTAGAGATTTGCACCCAATGAGTGATAATCAAGGGAATGAATTTAGACATTATGCTGGTTCGGCAAGAATGGCACAAATGTACGATTTTATTCCTTCAATGTTATACGGTTTAGGAAAAGAATATGACGACCTTTTTAACAAAAATAAAGGGTGGGCCGATACACAGGTTGATTTAAAAAATAATTTAAGGGGAGCTGTTACAGGTTCATTGGTTAAAAATATGCCTAAAAATAGGCTATATGAGTATTTGTTTGAAAGGTTATCGCAATGATTATTGACCACGTACGCAACAAAGAAGAATTAAAAAGGCTCTATTCTTCCCGACCTATGCCCAATCAGTACGATTTCAAATGGTTAATAAACAATCCGAATTTATTTTGCTTTTATGGCGAAAAAAAGGGAGATTTGAGAGGGTTTATAACAGTTCAGGAGGAGGAAGTGGAAGGGTTTAATAGCAAAGTTTTGACACTTTCAGGAACATCTGTTCGTGGAAATATGGCGGATAACATACAAGCTATAATTACAGTATGTAATGCGTTTGATGATGATATGTACTCATTAACACCATTAAAACACGCAGAACTCGTCTTGAAAAAGGCGGGGTTTACAAAAATAGGTAACAATTTATTTGTGAGGTATAAAAATGGGAAAATCAAGCAAAGCTCCGAACTATGCGACCGCAAGTTATGATACAGGTGGACTCTTTGGAAGTTCAACCACAGGGAAAAGCGGTACGACATATACACCAACAAGCGAAATCACAAGTGCTGGAAATACTGCGTGGAGTGGGTTAAACAGTACGTTAAGCGGATTATCAAGCACAGATTACTCTAATGACGCAAATTTTCAAGCATACCAAAACCAACTGAACAAAACTGCCAGTCAAAATTATGATACATCTGTATTATCTCAACTAGCAAACAGAGGTTTAATGCGTTCATCAGGGTTACAATCCGCTACAAATGCTTTTGCTGATACTTTGGCGGATAACACTACAGACTTATACGATAGTTACTATAACAGATTGTCTAACAATTTGAGTAATTACCAAAATGTGTTGAATAACTTGTATAACTACATTACAGGAGTAAATACAGGCTCTCAAAATAACGCAAATAATGTAAGTAGTTACAACCTAAATCAAGCAAAAGCAAATGATAATAGTGCTTTGTGGAGTTCATTAGCAAATACTGCTGGAAATGCTGCAGGTTCAATAATCTCGGCAAAGTGATAAATGTGTTAAAATGTCAAAATTAAGTGAGGTAGCATAAATGGGATTATTTGATTACGGACAATACGAATTAGATCAACTTAACAACCCGAACGCAAGCAATGCTTACGGATATGGAACGATTAGCAACGGCATTAACAACAACATAAACAACTCTGAATATGGAAGTATTGGGAACGTTGCAAACGATAGTATAACAGGTAATTTAGGCACTGATTATGGAGTCTTTGGAAATGAAGCAAACAATCAGATTACAAATGGCACAGGTTCAAGCGGTTATGATTGGAAAGCCTTAGGTGCTAGTTTACTAAAAGGAAGCAATCAAAGCGGAAATACCCAACTTCAACAAAGTAATTACAACTTTACTCCGCAAATGGTACAACCTAATTACATTAAGACTCAGACGAATACAACACCTTCAAACTCAACAATATTGAAGAAAAACAATCTTTATAACTACTTAACGAGGTAACAAAATGGCAACTTTAGGCGAATTATTAACAGGATTAGCAAATAAAAAACAGGGGTTATATGACTTGTTGACAGGTCAAGCGACAGGCGGAGCAAGTGCGGTATTACCTGAGATGACTCCGATAACTGTTGAAGATAAAGAGGTAGAATTTGCACCGCTAAAAAAAGACCCTTACGCTGATTCTGCTGGAGTTAGAAAAAGTGGAAGATTTGCAAGTGGTGAAGCTCCGACATCTAATGAACTAAGTTTAAAACAAAAGATTTCAAACGCTTTGTTAGGTGAACAAGCACCAGCAACCGACACAATCAACTCAGATGATACAAACGCTTTGAGCTCTACTATATCAGAAAACCCACGCAGAGGGGGAATTTTAAGAGATATAGCAAGCGGTTATAACGAAAACAGAAGCACACCGATTTCTTTAGAAAACTTTGGACAAAATACTCTTGCAGACGGTAGGAATAAGGGTTTTGCATACAGATTAGGCGAAGGATTAGGTTCATTAGCAAGAATTGGAGAAAGTCCACTAGGTAGAGGTTTAATTACTGCTGGCCTTGTTGGGGCAACAGGTGGAAGCGGGCTAGAAGCTTTAGCTTATGGCGGACAGGCTGGAGCTCTTAACCAACAGAATAGAAGTGCCGACCAAATGTATAGAAATCAATTAAAAGACAATTACGGTTATTCGGAAGATGATTTAAACAAGGTTCACGGATATATTAACAAAGATACATTCAACAATCTGACAAAATCTCAAAATAGTGCAATGAATATAGCTATCAAACAGCAAACAACAGATTCAATGAACAGATTAAGAGAGTTGCAAACAGAAAATTTGAGAATTAAAAACTCATATCTTCCTGAAAAAGAAAAAGCAGAACTACTTAAAAAGAATGCAGAAGCTCGATACGCAGAAGAGTATCAACTTGCAAGAATTAAGGCTCTTGAAAATTCTTATATTAATCCTTTAGGCTGGGCAACTTACGGCTTAAAAGCTGATGAATTCAAAGAAAAACAAAAACAAAATCAAGCAAAAATAGATGAACAACAAGCAGAAACAGAGTTGCTTAAATCTTTAGGTGGAACGAGCAGAGCAAATAGTAACCCACTAGGCATATAACAGGTGAAAAAATGAATTATAATGAATTTGCGGAAAGAATTAAGGCGAAATATCCTGATTATAAAGATATGGATAACAAAGAGCTATCAGAAAGAGTGATAGCAAAATACCCTGTTTATAAAGAACAGGTTACTTTCGATAACGTTCAAGAACAACCAAAACAAACACAGGCAACACAACCACAACCGCAAATTGAAAATCAACCTGAAAAACCTGTTAATTATACAGAGGGAAAGCCATTAGAAGGCGGTTTAACGTACGATTACACCCCTGAATATAGCGAACTCTATAACGACTACAAAAATAACAAAATAAGCAAAGAACAACTTGTAGATTACTCAAAACAACGCTTGGAGCAAGATTATAAGGAAGCGGATAAACTCAAAAGAAACGAAGCTATACGTAACTGGGTAGGCGGTGGAATTGTAACCGCTGGGAATATTCCGCTACTTAATATGCCAGTAACTGGAGCTTTAGGCGGTAGTTTAGTCGGTATGGGCGAAGGGATTTTAAACCACGAAAACGCAAAAGACACTACAAAACGTGCATTAGGTTATGGACTTACAGGCTTAGCTTTAGGAAAACTTCCTAAAATTGGTCAATTCTTAGGAAAAACAAAAGTAGGGCAAGCTGTAGGTAACAAAGTGGCAGAAATAGGCGAAAAAGCTATAGGTGCTTTATCTGATAGTAAAGTTGGTTCAAAAGTCTTAGAAGGTACAGAAAAACTAGGAAACGAACTAATAAAAGAACGACATCTAAAACCGTTACCACAAAAAGCACAGATTGCGGTTAATCCGTTACCTGAAGCAAAAAAGACAGTTTCATTAAGAGCTTTGAAAAATGAAATAAAATCAAATAAATTTTCAGATAAAAAACTTATGGTAACTCATAATGCTTCAAGAAAAGGAACATTTACGCAAGTTCTACAAAACGAAGATAATGCGGTAATAAATGCAGAAAGACAGTTTAACGACATCATTAAGGAAATTTCGAACAAACCTGAAAATGTAAATAATCAAGAATATTTACAAGACGTAGAAAACCGCATACAAAAGATTATAAACGACTCGCCTTATAGTAATAGCGAAGAATTTGCTAATAGCTTCTGGGAAAAATATGCAAAGACGGTAGATGATGCTTACAAATACAATGAAGCAAAAGCACCAAAACCACAAACTAATCCTGATGATTACTTTGGTGGTGAAGTTGAAAATGAGCCACAATGGTTTGAAAAATTTTCAAAAACCGAACCTGATAAAAATTCTTCAAGATTACCTATTACAATGAGAAAAAAAGGTACTTTACCGCCTGAATTAAACGATATTAACCCTGAATATGAGGTATTACATAACGCAGATTTAAAACAACAGGCACAAAGAGCAATAGAGCAAAATCCTGATGAAGCCTTAGGTAGTTTGAAATTAAAATCAAGTAATAAAAATAACAAATTATCAGCATTAGACTTTGAACAAGGTAGGCAAATCCTCTCACAACTATACAAAGAAGGTAGATATAACGAAGCTATCGACCTTATGGAGAATTTGAGTAAAAAAGCAAGTGAAGCTGGTCAAGCTGTACAAGCATTATCATTGTGGAGCAGAACAACCCCTGAAGGTGCTACACGTTTTGCTCAAAAAGTTATTGACGATTTTAACAAAACCACCAAAAATAAAATAAAACTTACTCCTGAACAAATACAAGATATTGAAGAATTGGCAAAAAAAATTCAAGCGACACAAGAAGGGACAAGAGAAAATCAAGTAGCAACACAATTAATGATGAAATATATCAAAGGTTTAGTGCCAGTATCAGCTGGGAATAGATTAAGGACACTTCAAAACATTTCATTATTATTGAACTTAAAAACTTTCGGTCGTAATATTGGTGGTAACGCTATCTTTGCTGGAATGGAAAACGCAATTACAAAACCATTAGCGAGCGTTTATGACCGAATAGCAAGCCTTAAAACAGGTCAAAGAACAAGAGTAAACCCACAATTTGGAGAATATTTTAAAGGTTTAGGACAAGGGTTTAAAGAAGGTTCAGAAGATGTAGCTATGGGGATTAATACAAGAGATAATCTAGGTACAAGATTTAACCTCAATGATGTTCCTAGCTTTGAGGGTGTGCCAGTCTTGGACCAATTAGAAAAAGCCTTAAATTACTCTCTACAAGTGCCCGACCGTATGTTTTATCAAGCTACATATAGAGAAAGTCTAGCAAATCAGATGAAAGCAATGGGGGTAACATCTCCAACTCCTGAAATGGTAGAAAGAGCAAATCAAGAAGCTTTAGAAAGCGTATTCCAAAACAATAGCAAGCTTGGGAATATGGTTTTAAAATTCAGACAAGGCGGTAACGAGCTATTCAATATCAATGGCTTTGGATTAGGCGATGCTTTTATTCCTTACGCTCAAACTCCTGCAAACGTAGCTCAACAGGGTATAAATTACAGTCCACTAGGGGCATTGAACGCACTAGGAAAAGACCAACGACAAGCGACATTAGACCTTGCGAGGGCAACAGTTGGCACAGGTTTAATTGGTGGTGGTGCATATCTTGCTGATAAAGGTATAATAAACCCAGCGATTGAAGATTATCAAACACGCAAAAATTATGAAGCTACAGGACTTAAACCGAACACTTTAAATATTGGAGATCATAATGTAACATACAACCAACTTCAACCACTTTCAGCACCTATTGCGGGCGGTGTAGCTTTAAATGACATCAAAAACGGAGATTATCAAAAAGTTTTAGATAACACCTTTAATTCTATTGCGGATTTAGGTATGTTGCAATCAGCTAATCAATTTATGTCCGATATGAATAATGACGGGCTTGGAACGGCTTTAATAAACTTAGGGGCTTCATTGCCTAGTCGTTTTATTCCTACAAGTGTTAAACAAATAAGAGATTTATCAGACGATTATCAACGTGAAACATACGACCC